ACATGAATAAGTGCCGTCAAAGCTAGTGCAAAAGCACTAATCATAATTGACATGCCTAAGAACACTAAACCTTTATCTGCGCCTTCATTAATCAATCCACCCATGTCCACATAGGGCATAAGAATCTTGCGGATGACGTGGGTGAATCCAGCGATTAGAAGCACGATAGATAAAACGCTTGCATATTCAATTAATAAATCTAGGTTAATTAAACCTAATACTGCCGCTGGGACTACAAGCAACCATAAGTAACGATGATCTATTTTCATGTGGTATCCTTTTATCCGAAGTGCTTTACAATGAATTGAGATATAAAAGCCAAAATAACAGAGCCTACCGTTCCGTAGGCAATAACTTTAGTCTTAAACGTTGAAAAATCGCTGGACTTTGTATCTAGTGAATCTATCCTAGAATGCGCACGCTCGATCTCTTCCATCATTCTATCGAGTCTGTTTAATACTTTCTCTTGTCTTAACTCGCTTTGATGAGCGCTATCGTTGCTTACTTGCATTGCTTCCACGAGCTTTTCTACTTGCTTCGTGAGCCTAAACACGTCAGAGCTTAATAATTTTAGGTCAACTTCAACCTGATCCACTGTACCCTCCTAGTGAACTATTAAATTTTAAGTCCCGCTAGATGGAACATACTTCGGCAACTGTGCCATGAAATCGTCAACGCTGGTAATAGGCGCTTTTAGCAGCTCGTAAGCTTTGAGCCAAACTGTGTCTTGGTATGCTAGTAGTGCATCGGCTTCTGTCTTCCATGTGCCACTTAATACGAACTGAGATACTTCAGCAAAATCGCGGTAATCGTATTGTTGTGCTGTTTTATCGAGTAAAACATAAACAGCGGATTTAGCTTGTTGAGCGAGTTGCTGTGAAGATTTATCTTTATTGATTGTAATCATCCAATAATTCCTTGCTTAAATTTTTCTAACAATTCAGCATCAAATTCATTAGATTCACCGCCAAAACCGTCTGGCTCGCCTTGAGTCCCATCTAACTGCCAATATTCTATTGGTGCATCTGGTAAAGTTGTTTCATCCACAATCCAATAAGGTAAATTATGGGGAACATCTTTCTCAGCGATTTGCTGGATAGTGGCAAAACTTAGTGCTTCTTGTGTTGGTATTAATACCGATATTGACTTGTCTGGATTTTCATAAATTACTACCATTTTGTTTTCCTTATCTGAATATTGCTACATTTATTTCTTTGAAATCTAATCTACCTGAAGAATTTGATGATGGATTGTTATAACCTGAATATATTTTGCATAAAGATGTTGTTTTTTCAGAACTAATAAAGCCTAGCTGTCTGGATGCGGCAGTACTGCTATATGAAAAATTAGAAATCGTAGAGTCATCGGTGTCGTTACCCCATACTATATTGTAATTCGCATCAGGCATGGCAGTAGCGAAATTAATTGTGTAATTACCAGTTCCGTTTTTTGTGAGGCTACTGATATTACCGCTCGCTCTAGGTGTTGGAGACGATGCTGTACCATCAAAATTCACCCATGTCCTACAAGCATACATTGGAGCAGAACCAGTAACGTGTAAGTCATTAGTGATTGCTGAATGCACCATAGCAGTTGTCGCAAGTTGAGTATTATTTGTCCCTGCTGCTGCTGTAGGTGCTGTTGGTGTGCCTGTTAATGCTGGGGAAGCTAATGGGGCTTTTGTCGCTAAAGCGTTAGTTACTGTTGTTGCAAAATTCGGGTCATTGCCAAGTGCGGCTGCAAGCTCGTTAAGTGTGTCTAATGCAGCGGGTGAAGACGCTACTAGCGCCGCGATTCTGGCTTCAAGTTCTGCTGCGGTGGTGTACTGCGGGTGCGGGTCTGCTGCTGCTATATGATTTGCCAACCCTGTATTTGCAGTATCGACTTGCTGTTTTAAGTAAGCTGTACGGTTAGCAAGCTGCTTGCCTTGTAAGTTATCAATACCGTCCTGTCCACCTTGAACAGGGTCGGTTGCCTCTAGTTGGTAGATACCATCTTCCCACTTGGCGGTTTCTGGTAAAGTTGCCATTTTTTTACTAAGCTCCTGTTAAATTTTGGGCAACAGACCCGCGCGTGTTGTTCCCGTCACGGAAAATTGCGCCATTATGTCTGTTTGCAGCCTGTTGGTAATTAATCATTGCCAGTTGACAACGCGCAGGGGCTGTTAGCTTTAATGCAGTGAACAGCTTTTGCGCGCGGTCTATCGTGATAGGATTGTTCAACGTAATACGCCATTGCGCCCACCCACCAGATGTGCGCCCGTGGTTATTTAAGCCGTTTCGTGTAACAACACCGTTTCTGGTAAAATTATTAAAGTCTTCTTCAATCACCGCGTCACCTTGATTGAAAATTGCTAACATGTTTTTAATGCTTTGCGGTGTACCCTTCAACTTGTGATAGCTGACAGCCGACTTAATCGCGTTGCGTTTCTGTTCGTCGGTTTCGCATAACTCCCATATCGGCTCACCATAAATACCAAAGTTTTGCGCAAGATAAGGTAAGTAAGCCGCTGGGCAAATATCAATAAGCGTCGGCATTAAATTAACAACATTGACTTGTGTTTGCTGCTCGAACCACGTAACAAATGCGTTATAGGTAGGGTTGCTGCTAACCGCTAAAGGAAGGTTATTCATAACGCGCCCACCGTGATTGTGCTTGCACTGGGGTAGGCTGATTGGCCAACCGCAAGAAAGGCAGGGCTAGTGAGTTCGACGCGGCTAACTGTGCCTGTCTTGTGACAAGCATCAATAATCTGACTTGGTATGATGTCTTGCCCTAACTTGCGCCAACTAGCATTTAGCGCGTTAATTGCAGCCACACAAGCAGCTTGCGCATCACCAAACAATACACCGACTTGTGGGGTAATATTGGCAGTTACGCTATAAGTAACCGCGCTGGCATTTTGTACTAAAATGGTATCGCACAAGCTTCGCACTGAATCGCTTGTTAACGTTACGGTTGCTAACAATAAATCGTCGGCAGCCGTGGTATCTGTTGCACTTAGAATAGTAACCTGTACTGTTCCCGCAACAGTCATAACAGCGGTTGCGTCGATAATCGTGCCGCTGCTTGCAAGTGCGTGATACTTGTAATAATCCGCTGTCCCGCCTGCTGATAATGCCTTTAGGCTTAACGGTATACGCGCCCTGTAAGCCTCATCGCTTTCACCGTCTAAGCGGTTGCAATTGACCAAGCTGCCGAGGTTATCAAGGGATACGTTTTGCGCATACGCTAAAAAATTCTGATTCAAAGCGTAATTCGTTTGAATATTGGCAAGTAGTAAGGCGTATAACGCGGCGTTTAACGTCAATTGTTCGGTGCTTGCTGGGGTGATAGTCACCCCTTGCGTTGCCAGATAATCTGTTGCTTGCTGTAGTAAAACAGAAGCGCTCTCAGTTACAGCTTGCGGCATGCTCATAACAGTTTCCAGCTTATTGTTACGATTAAGCCACTATTATCAGTGCTGGCCACCTCGGTTTTAAGGAGGCTAACGCGCTTTTCCCATTTGCTGATAGCGTCGGCAATCGCTGAAATTACACATAGTTTTGCTTTTTGCAGTGGCTTATCTAAACAGTCGATAACACGAGAACCAAAATCAGGGCGAAGGCGGTCTTGACCCTGTATCGTCGTTAAAATATTTGAAATATTTTGAGCGACACTCAACACCAGCTCACTACCTGTTAAGGGTTTGCTGGTGATGCCATTATTAGCAAGAATGAAGGTTTGGGTAATAGTGCTGCTCATGCTGTTAGTATCGCGTGAGCAAGGGGGTTGTGTATTTTAACCGATGTTAAAAAATGCTAATGCGGCGTACTGGTACTACCACCGCGGCTATCAGTATGCTTATGACCTTCAAATGATAGTCCGCCGCTACCAGTAATACCCCCTGCTGCACTGATTGCGCCAGATACGCTTGCATTGCCGCCAACAGTTGCGTTGCCGCTTGTGCTAAGGTCGCCATTAATACTAACATTACCATTAACGGTTATATTGCCGTTATGGGTGCTTGTTGCCGTTATATTAATAACACTGGCTGTTACGTTAATTGTACCGCTGGTTAATACTGTCATGGTATGCGTTTTGCGGTTATAAGCAACATACGCACCATCGCTGAATTTTTTTATAGTAGTATCGCCGTCTGTTGTTGGGACTGTATCAACATTACTATAAACCGCCCCAATGACAAAACCACGGTTTAGGTCTAACTCTAATAAGATAACAACTTGCTCGCCAATATCTGGTAAAGCTGCGTGTTTATCTAGCGCGGTTTTTGCTGCTAATACATTACAC